CTAACTCTAGATTTTGCTGAAAGCCAGCAGTTACATTAAAATTTGCCGTTGTTGGATAAACTTTTGTAGAGGTATTAGTAAAAGTAACGCCTTTATCTGAGGTTGTAGAAAGCGTAGTTGGCGTTTGAACCTCAAGAATTGCTGCCCCAGACGCAGTAGAAGTCCCAACGAGCAGCCTGCCGCTGGAGTCGATGCGGGCGCGTTCAGTTCCAGCCGTGCTGAGTGCCACCTGATCGGCGCCGGGGGAGTACAGGCCGGTGTTCGGGTCGCCGCTGAAGTACAGGCTGGGGTTGGCCGCCGTTCCAGCAAGTAGCGCGGCGGGGTACTCCTTGACCTCCCAGCCGGTGCCGTTCCAGCGCCAGGTGCGGCCCTCGAAGCTGTACTCGTCGTTGACCGCAGGAGCGGCAGGAAAGTCAATCGCAGGCATGGCTAGGTGATGAGGATGTAACGAGGCAAAACAAGTTCCCGAACCGCTAGGTGGACAGCGGCGCGGTCATCAGTAGCGCCCGAAAAACCAACGTTACGGGCACCTTGACCCGCCGTGGTTTCGCGCACCAAGGCAGAGCCATAGTTACCAATGTCAATGCTGTTGAGCAAGGTGCTACCGGTGCCGGCTGTGGGTGGCGCGTTCAAGCCTGAGTAGCACCCGGCATAGCGGAGGCTGTTAGCTCCAGGAGAACCGTCGTTAACACTCTGCACCGTAAGAGTGCCATCCCCTTCCAGCAGCACAATGCCTGTCACTCCGGTGGCTGTGGCTGCCGTGACAGTTGCAGCCGCCGCGTACATCACGGTGGCGTTGTTGGTCCGGTTGACCGTGATCGTCTGGTTGCCAGTAGCAAGACCACTACCGAGGAAGAACGTGTCAAGGCGGCCCAGCTCTCCAGCCCCGTCCTGCGCTAGGCCCCCTGTCACCCGAGTCAGCCCGGTGCCGCCATAGGTGACGCTGGTGACAAGGCTGGTAACGCTGGCGTAGGTGGACACAAACACCACCACACCTTGCGGTGTGCCTGTCTGGGTGTGCGTCCACGAAAAAGCGGCCTGGTTAGCAGAACCGGTGGTGCCGGTGTGACTCTCAGAAGCAGCGCTGTGTGCGACGGCCATTAGAAGATCAGCGTCACGGCCAGTTGAGTCACCGTGCCAGAGATGGCCGAGGTGGTCAGCCAGACATAGTTGTCGGCTGGCACCGTGGCGTTGTTAAAGCTGGTGGTGCTCAGCCCGGTGGTGGTGTTGGTAACGGTGATGCCGCTCGTGACCACTTCCGTGCCAGCGGCAGAGAGGTCAGTGCCGTAGCGGATGGAGAAGGTGACCGATGGGCTGGAGCCAAATACCGAGGAGCGGATTTGGGTGATGGTGAGGCCGCCCGTACTGAAGAACAGCACCACGTCCTCGGTAGCGGTGGGGTTGGTGATGGTGAGCGCTTTGGGTGCGGCCACCCCAGTGACTCCCGTGGCACCAGTCACCCCAACAACGCCCGTGGCGCCGGTTACGCCAATCACGCCCGTGGCGCCGCTGACACCAATAACACCTGTCGCTCCAGTGGCACCGGAGACACCGATGACGCCAGTCGCACCAGAGACACCGACCACGCCGGTTGCGCCAGTGGGTCCTTCAACGCCGGTAGCGCCGCTGACGCCAACCACCCCGGTAGCGCCGCTGACACCAACCACGCCGGTGGCACCTGTGGCGCCTTGGGGGCCGTAGATCTTGGGGCCTAGCTCAACCCACTGGCTGGTGTTGGCATCGGTGACATAGGTGTAGAGGATGCCCGCGTCCTCGTCGAACCACTCGTCACCCTCGATGGGGCTACCTGGCGGGGTGGTGGTGGAGGTAAAGGCAGCAGCGCCGGTCGCACCAGCCGGGCCCGTGGCGCCTGTGGCACCCGAAACACCGATCACCCCGGTGGCACCTGAGACACCCAAAACACCGGTAGCGCCCGTGGCACCGCTGACTCCAACCACACCGGTTGCACCTGTGGGGCCGGCCACGCCTGTGGCACCCGTGGCACCAGAGACACCAACCACACCCGTGGCACCTGTTGCACCGCTGACACCAACAACTCCGGTGGCACCTGTGGCGCCGCTAACGCCGACAACCCCTGTTGCTCCAGTGGCGCCAGAGACGCCGATGACGCCTGTTGGGCCTTGGATGCCTGTGGCGCCCGTTGCGCCGGAGACGCCAACAACACCGGTGGCACCAGTGGGGCCTTGGATACCGGTGGCGCCCTGGATGCCGGTCGCACCAGAGACGCCAATGACCCCGGTCGCTCCAGTGGGGCCGGTGACGCCTGCGACTCCGGTGGCGCCGGTTGGGCCTTGAACGCCCGTGGCGCCGGAGACACCAATTACGCCGGTGGCACCTGTGGCGCCATCAGCACCGGCGACACCTGTTGCACCGGTGGCGCCATTCGTGCCAGCGACACCTGTTGCGCCGGTGACTCCGGTGGCGCCTGTGGCACCGGCGGGGCCTACGTAGCCCTGGGTGATGGCGGTGCGGACATTGCTGGGGGTCGCACCAGAGTGGAGGAAGTGGGCGGTGACGTTGCTGGTGTGGGTGGTCTCGGCGTAGACCTTGACGACAATGCGGTCGGTTTCCGCGATGGCGAGGGGGCTGACGGCGATGCTCAGCGCGGTGTAGTAGTTGCTGCTGGTGGCGTTGATTTCGGGGCTGTCGATCTCGAACAGCAGGGTTTCGGTGCCGCCGGTGTTGCGCTTGTAGACCTTGAAGACGAGGTTGGTGCTGCCGCTGGCGTCGCTGACGTAGCCCCAGAAGCGGAACTCGTATTCGCCGGCGGGGATTTCGGTGAGGTTGGGGTCGCCTGCATCGGTGGCGAACTCCTCGATGATGACTTGGCCGGTGGTGTTGTTCACCACGGCGGTCATGTCGTCCTGCGGATCGCTATCGGGGGTGTCCGGCTGGAGCGACTCGTACCCGCTGATGTCGGAGTCGGTCTGGCGGAAGTACCAGATGCGGCCCGAAGCGCTGACGCCCGCAACACCGGTTGCACCGGTGGCGCCAGTTGTGCCGACGCCGGTTGCGCCGGTTGTGCCAACGCCGGTGGCGCCGGTTGCGCCGTTAACACCGGCAACCCCTGTGGCGCCTGTGACACCGGCAACTCCGGTTGCCCCGGTGGCACCATCCGCGCCAGCGACACCTGTTGCACCGGTAGAGCCTGCTCCGGTGGCGCCTTGAACGCCGGTTGCTCCGGTGGGGCCTTGGATGCCGGTTGCTCCAGCGACACCTGTGGCACCAACCGGGCCGGTGGCTCCGCTGATGCCGATGACACCGGTGGCACCTGTTGCGCCTGTGATGCCGATAGGCCCGGTGCTCCCCTCGACGCCGGTCGCACCAGTGGCACCGCTAACTCCGGTGGCACCTTGGATGCCAGTTGCGCCAGTGATGCCGACGCCTGTTGCGCCGGTTGCTCCAGCAACACCGGTCGCTCCAGCGGCGCCGGTGGCGCCTTGGATGCCGGTGGCTCCTGTGACACCCGCACCAGTGGCACCTGCAGCGCCTGTGGCACCTGTGGGGCCGGCGATGCCTGTGGCTCCGGTGACGCCTGCACCAGTGGCTCCGGTTGCGCCTGCGCCGCCTGCAACACCGCTGGCGCCGGTGGCGCCGTCTGCGCCGGCGGTGCCTTGCGCTCCAGTGGGGCCTTCAGGGCCGCTGGGGCCTAGAGGTCCGGTTGCGCCGGTTGGGCCGGCGACACCTGTGGCGCCTGTCGTACCAGTGCCGGTGGCACCGGTTGCGCCGGTGGAGCCATCAACGCCAATGGTGCCTGCGGCGCCGGTGGCGCCTTGGGGGCCGGTCGCTCCAGTGCTGCCGTCAACACCGATGGTGCCGGCTACGCCAGTGGCGCCGATGGGGCCTGTTGCACCGGTGGCTCCGGCGGGGCCGGTGTCTGGGGCTACGGGTTCCCAGCGGGAGGCGGCATCGTTCCAGGCGAGGACGTCACCGTCGTTTGTGGAGCCGTTGGCCTCAACGTCGTGGAGATCTTTGAGCCGGGAGCCGGTGGTCCAGCGGACGAAGATGGTGCCATTGTTCGTGGCGTGGACAACGGCGGCGACGGGGAGTTTGAGGTAAGGGGCTTGGGGTTCGGTGGTGGTGAAGCCGCCGGGGTTGGTGGGGTCGCACCAGAGGATGTCGCCGTCGGCGTAGGCGGAGGTGTTGATGCCGCGGATTTTCCCGAAGACGGTGACGTAGCCGTCGGCGCCGCCGGCGATGGCTTGGTCGGTGACGCCGAAGAAGACGTAGCCGGGATAGGTGCCGTCGGCCACCATGGGGGCGACCTTGAGGCGGCCGCTGTTGCCCACCGAACCAGCGAAGCGGACGGCGGTGCCTTTGGGGATGGCGACGGAGTTGCTGTTGTTGCGGCACAGGAGCATGGTCTCCTGGCCGAGGTAGTTGCTGATGCCGCCGAGCTTGCCAAGTTCGAGGGTTCCCTCGTCGGCGTTCCAGGTGAGTTGGCCGGTGCCGACGCTTAGGCCGGCGTCAAGGGTGAAGCCGAGGGCGTCAATCGTAGGGAAGCGGACTGGGTCGTAGGCCGGGAAGCCGTTGGGCGGCTCGGCGTTGGACTGGATCGTGATCCGCATTTGGTTCTGCGGACCAGTGCCCTTGGGGACGGCGACCGTGGAGACGGCGGTGCCGGCGTAGGCCTCAACGATGTAGGCGCCGATGGGTTCAAGGTCTACCGCGTCGCTCCAGTCCACGAGGTAGACCGTCCATGCGCGGAGCGCACCGGAGTCGGCGTACTGGGGGATGGGGGTGAGGTCTGGGTCGCGGATGATGACGACTTCCAGGCCGGTGACGGTCGTGCCAGCGGAGAGGGCCTCACCGCTGGAGCGCACGGCGATGGCGGGCGTGGTGGCGCCGTTGGGGAGGGTGTACGTGCCGAGGCTTGCGCTGAGCAGCGATGCCAGCTCGGTGCGCAGTTCAAGGACGTTCACAAACCCTGCGCGGCACTATGTACCTAGTTTTCCCCTGCCGGCAGCAGTAGTCCAGTCTCCAGCCACGCGAAGGTGCGGCGGTCTGGAATGTTGAGGGTATAGGTGGTGAGGGGGCGGTCAATGTCTCGCAGACGTACCACGCCGAAGATATGGTCTGCTACGGCGATGAGGCCGGCGCGGACGTTCTTGCCTTCCCAGGTGGGGCAGAGGATCCAGATTTGGTTGTCGTCGCTGTGGAGGGCGCGAACTTCAGGGATTTTGGCGGTTGTGGTGGCGCTGGCGAGGACTTTGTCCCAGGCGGCGAGCAGTATGGGGGCATCCTTCTTTTCTGCTCGTAGCGCGAGTGCGGTGGCTGCCACCTCAGGGCTAAGCACCTTGTGATCGGACTCGCGTTCGCGGAACATGGCGAAGTCCAGCGCCGTAAAAGGTTTGGATTTTTTGGGGTCGCGGTTGATGTTGGCGGTGAGGGCCTGGAGCGCGGCGATGGGGAGTTCGGCGAGGGCGGCGTTGTCGCGGCGGATTTTGTGGAGTTGTTTCCACGCACGCAGCACGGTGCAGCGCAGCTCTTGGCCGTAGGACTCGCGGTGGAATTGGCCGGGGTAGGCGGCTACGAGTTCCCAGAAGATTTCCGCCCAGTCCGTTTGGGACTGTCGGTGGTGTCCGGCTGCGGCTTTCCCAGCTCTTCTTCGGTTGGCGGGGTGGAGGGCATGTCCTCGGCGAGTTGCTCGTCTTGGGCTAGTTCCCAGATGGCGTCGCGGAGGGCTTTGGGGAGCGTGCCAGTGTCGGCCATGGACCAGTCGGGGAGGTTCTGGCGGTGGCGGATAAGGGCGGTAACGGTGGCGCGGATGTTTCGCGCACCAGCGGAGGTGTAGACCTTGGCGACTTCTTCGATGCGGGCGGCGTGGCGACAGCGGATCTCGTCGGCGGCGGCCTCCATGGAGCGGCCGCTGATGGCGGCCTCAATGATGTTGAAGGCCTCGCTGACGCTGATCTTTTCTTCCTTGGCGATGGCGTCGGCGATCTGAGCGCCTTTGACAAAGCTGCTCTGCTCCATGGCCAGCAACTCTTGGATGGTGTCGGCCTCGTCAACGGTGAGGCCGCCTAGCTCGGGCATCTCGATGATGCCTGTGGCGGGCGTTCCAAGGCGGCGGGTTTTGGTCTGCGCTGGTGCGGAGACAAACGTGAGGCCCTTCATGCGGAGCTGTCTTTTCTGACAGTCTATCGCTTAACCTCGTTGATGATTCGCTGGTTCGTTGCCTTGCGCAGCAGGGCGTAGCGGCTGGCGGCGGTGAGCACTTGGAGCTGGTTGAGCAGCTTGCGGGGGTCAGGAATGGGGTTCATGGCGTCAGTACATCACAGGGGTAAATCCAGTAATTGGATACAGATGCTTTGGCGTAAACCTAACTCCTCTCATTGCCATAATGTCATTTTTGTTTGTTTTGCTAAAAGGAAAAGGTGGCGCATATCGTAGAGTCGCAACAGCCTCTAATGCTGTTTCTGCGTAAGTTAAAAACGATGGTTCTGCGTTATTGCCTGCTCCCGCAACATACTTGTCTACATACACTAGCAGTTGGCCGTTGACAAACCAATAAATTCTGTCATTTTTATGCCAAAATGCAAGATGATTCCACTGTCCTACTACAAGAGTGTTCAAAATTGCTTCATTCCTCCTATCAAGGCTAGGTCCGCCTACTCCGTCAGTGAAAAGGGCGGCCCATTCATACCCGGTTTGCGTGCCGGAATTTTGACTTATATCAGCGCTTACAGCAGTAATAGGTATCCAACCTGTAGCCCCAGGATACGGAAGAGGATAATTATAAGCTCCGTAAACATTTGCAAGTAAACTGACTTTCACACTATAAACGTAGCCATTATTATTTGGAATAGGAGGATCAACGTTAGGTACATAAACCCAAGCCTCCACGGTAAATGGAGAGTTTGCACCAACTGGCATTTTCTTCGTACTTCCGAGCGTCTGTGCTGCTATGCTGTGGTAACGATCACCGCCAACAAAAGTACCCGGAGTGCTGTAGTCTGTTATGCGAACTGAATACTTTCCAGGTGAAGGACCGAAAGTAGAAAATAATCCCGGATCCGTTAAGGAAATAGTAGTAGGAAGTTCTGAAGTGCCTATGCTCCTAGTTGGTACAAAAAAATCTCCAAAATTTTCTTGATACCGCAGCGCGTTTGAGTTTTTGCTTGCGGCTACGCCTTCTGGGGTGACTAACGGTGGTATGGGTACAGAGCCTATAGGTGCCTTTCGGGGAGTTAAAATTACACCGCCAGCCAATCTATTGGCTGCTGGTCGGCGTTCCAGTTCGAGCGCTTGGTTGCGTGCGCCTGTTAAAAGGTTTCCGCTGGCGTCGAGACCGAGGGAAGCAAGGGTAGTGGTGCGGGTATCGGTGGCCTGAATTTGCAGGCGCTTATTAGCTTCTTTCTCTAGCTGGGCTTGGCGGCTGGCGTTTTGCTGGAGACGCGCTTGGTTTAGGAGATTGTTGTCACCAACGCTGATGTTGATGTTGGTGCTCATGGCGGCGCCTAGTCGTCGGTAGCGAGGGTGATGCGGTAGGTCTGGGTTTGCCCGGTAGCCAACGTGATATTGGGATCTTCCACAATCATGCTGTGGATGTAAGTCTCTCCGTCAATGTAAATAATTATACGGTCGTAGCTGTAGCCCGCACCAGTGGCCGTGAAGGCGGCGTCGATGGCTGGGATTTCGTAGCGGGCATCAGTTGCGTCGTAGGCGCCCGTGGCAACCACCTGCGAAAAACGAACGTAGCCGTTGCCGCTTTTTTCAGCGCTCTGCCAGTTGGCGACGCTGCTTTCGGCGGTGTATCCGGTCACTCCAACGCTGCAGAGCATGACCTTGATGGTTTCGCCTTCGTAGGCGAGGCCGGCAACGCGCTTCAATTCACGCTGACTGATGGTGGTGGTTAGGGCCATGGATCAAGCCACCGAGAAGGTGAAGATGCCGCTGGCGCTCCAGGTCACGATGAAGTCGGTCCCATCCCCTGCTGTTTCGGTGCCCCCAAAGTCAATCATGGCCAGCGGTGGATCATTGGCGTCAGTGTCGTTGTAGAGGATGGCTTTGGCGGCAGAGAGGGCCGCACCAGAGGCGGTCCAGGTCACGTCGTCGGCGTCAAATTTGGCATCGTTGGTAGTCACCGTAGTCACCGCCACGTTCGTCAAGGCCGCACCACCAGTGGTATAGCCATTGCCGTTGGCCACCTCGGTCTTGGTGATGCCCGCCAAGGTGGTGTCAGTCGCGGTGAAGGTAGCCGAGGTGCAGAGCATCAGCTTGTAGGTGTCTGCTGGTGCGTTTGAAGCCTCGGCAAAGAGCTTGGTTGTGTGGTTGTAAACCGAGACGGTGGCTGGCACGGGGCGTAGCTTTGCTTTTACCTAGATTGCCCCTAGACCCCCTTGAGCGCAACCACAAAGTAGGTGTCGGTAGTACTGACCGTCTTGGTGAGGGTGCTGGTGCCGGTCGCGCCACTGTTGTCCATCAAGCCACTGGCAACAACAAACCCACCCCCGTTTCCGGCTGACGATCCATACTCAAAGTGTTTTGTAATGTCTGTGAGTGCAGCGTTTACAGGCACGCCAAAGTGTGCAGTGCTGCTACTGTCATCAGGGCGACCAACAAACATGACGACACGGGTATTGAAAACGGTTGCAGTTACTGAGGGCACAGTCGCTGTTGCACTCGCAGAAGTTTTAGTTCCTGAGCCAAGCACGTCCCAAGGATTGCCGGTGGTGGGGCATCCTCGGAATGTAGAGATGGCTGCAATTTGATGGTCACCGCCGTCTGGAATTAGAATATCAGCCTCTGCATTACTGGTAGCTCGTCTCCACCACAATTGAAGTTTTGAGCCGGAGATGCTGGCGACATCAACGACTGGACTAACGGATAGAGCTTGCCAGCCGCTTGGAGGTGTCATTGTGCTATCAGCACCTGAGGATTCAATAACCACAAGCCCGATGTCGTTGGTTTGATGTCCAAGTGGCCAGGGCAGGGCAAAGCCAGCTGTGCTAAAGCTTTGGCTGTAATCAACAAAGTAAGGCGGTTCACGCCAGACAATCGGCGTGTAGGCAGCAACACTACAGTCAGTGACTGGAACACTGATGAGTGTGCCCGCGTTGATTGTGGGGATGTGGGTGGCAATAGATATTTCAGCTTCGGGGATGGCTACAACCGCACCAGCCTCGCCAACAAAGACCGGCTCAAAAGCATTAACACTGAAGTCAAAGGCTGTTGGGGTCACGTTGACACCGCTGCTGATAGTTGGTGCGAGCATTGCTACGGCAATGCCAGCAGCCGGGACTGCAACGGAAGTATCTGTTTTAACGGTTGGTGTACGAGGCACCAAGGTTATGGCGGTGACTGGAACATAAATAGGTGTGAGTATTTTGACTAGTACCTTTGTCTTTAGCACTAAAGCTGGGATTTCGGTCAGCACAGCCAAGGCATAGTTGATGCTGGTGATGTCCAGCGTGGTGCGCACCACGGCGGTGTAGACGGCGGTTTCGTTGTAGGGCAGCACGGTGCTGCCGGCGTTCATCGCGCCATCGACGATGGGCGGTTCGACAGGGAGGGTGGTGATGCCTGGGGCGACGGGGAACCAGAACGTGCCAGTGCCGCCAACAGCTGCCCAGAACAGGGCATCGACTGAGCAGACGATGCCGTTGCTGTCAAAGGCCCAGTTGGTGCCGTTGGCGCGGTAGAGCGCGGTCAGGCCGGAGGCTTGGAGGTAGAGCGGGGAGTAGGGGGCGGCGGGAAGTTTTTCGGGGGCCAGCTGGAGATTGACGCCGTTGCGGTTACCTAGCAGGAGGCGGTTTTGGACGCGCCCGTAGCGCATGGCTTTGGCGGGGGCGTCACTGGGGGTGGCGGTGAACGGACCACCGGTGGGGCCACTAAAGGTATCGTCTGGTGCGTAAGGCATTGAGAATTCAATGCGCCGCTGGGCTGTGGCGCTGCCAAGGGCTAGCTCCAGGTCGGCAAAGCTTTCGGTGCGCCAGCCGTTGTTGGGGTCACCTCCTTTGGCATAGGCGGCATTGTTGACATCCTCAACGGGCGGGAGGCGGTTGTTTAAGCGAGAATCTCCGTAGTTAATTTCAACTGACGTATCAGTAAAGATGAGCGCTCCTGTGCTGAGCAGTGAGCTGACGTAGCCGTTAAGGCCACTGAGCGTGGTAATCCCTTGGCCAGCCAAGGCAATCAGCTGCTGGCCCTCTTGGGTGTAGCCGTAGATTGCGTAATTATTGCTGATTGAACGGGTGTAGCCGGAAACGGTTTCGTCAATGCGCACCGTTTTACGGGAAACCATGGTGTCGGTCGTTGCTGCGTAGGCGGAGCTTTCCACGACCCAGGGCAGATTGAACGATGCGATCACACGCAAGACGCTTTCTTTAATCAGCGTGGTGGTTCGTTGAACTTCGCCGCTGGTGTAGTACCAGCTGCCGTTTGGTAGTTGAACTGTGATTGCAGCGATGTCGTATTCATAGGTAGTGGTTGTAACTTCGGTGATTTCAGCGCCAGGGGAAACAGGGAAAGAACCAAGTTCGTTGAAGACCGCTTCTAGGTAGCTGCCGCCGGCCTCGGCAGCAATGGTGGTTTTGGTAACGGTCTGCTTGAGGATGCGGCGATCTCCCCCAGCTTCGTATTGGGTCTCAGTGACAGTCTCAGGAATGTAGGTGTAGGTGCCGGTGGCTACTTTGATGCTTTGTTGGACGCCTCTGGAGACGGTGTAGATCCAGGGGTCGCTGCTGTTGTTCGTGCTGTCGGGGTTTTTGAGTTTGAGGGTGCTGTAGCTGACAGTGACCGCTTCGCCGGGGAGCTGGCCTACGCCAATGGGGCCGAGGTCTACGATGTCGCTGCCGGTGAAGACTGGGCCCGTACCAGCGTCTTGGTCGAGGTTGAAGACTTGGAGCACCTCGTTGGTGTCGAGGTAGCCGCAGTAGGACTCGGAGACCAACAGGTCGCTCAGCACTGGGACGTAGCCGGCGCCGAAGTCAAACTCTGCGATGGAGAACTTATTGGTGAGGGGGTTGCTGCTAGCGGTGATGCCCAGCTCGCTCAGGCACTTGTTCATCACGCTGCTGGCATACAGCGGCAGCGTGACGATGAGGGCATCATTGGCGACGTAACCCGAATTCTGGGGGTCGTCGAACGCGGTCCAGTCAATCGGCTCTTTGAGGTCGCTGAGGTAGGTGAGCTTGCAGCCCAGTTCGACTGTGGTGGTGCGGCGGAACGGATCAGCGAAGCTGCTCATCACGCGCAGCTTGCGGGGGATGCTGCGGGCCACGCCGCTTTTGGTGTAGCTGAAGGTGACGGCAGTGCCGACGGCCGGGGTGATGGTGCCGCTGATTTCCACGCTGCCGCGGGTTTTTATTAAGCCACTGCCTTGGACGTAGTCGTCGGAGATGGAGCCGCTGATGAGCGTTCCAAGGCTGCAGGTGACCGTGGCGCGGATGTCGATGGCCATTACTTCACCAGTGCCAGGTCGAAGGTGACGGTGTAGCGGGTGGACTTGGCGCCGCCCGAGATGATGATTTCACCGGTGGCGGTGGGGGCAGTGATGGGGAACCAGCTGTTGACGGCGGGGATGGCGGCCACCACTTCTTCGTACCAGGTCTGGATGACGGCCCAGCTGGCGCTGGAGGTGGTGCCTTCGATGCTGCGGACCTTGGTGGCGGTGAGGGGGCCGGCGAGGACGTGGGCGCCGGTGGCGGCGAGGGTGAGGGTGGGGCCGTCCTGGTAGGTGACGGGGTCGGCGATCAGCACGATGGTGGCTGTGGCGGTTTCGCCACCGCCGAGGCTTGGGACGATTTTATCGGGGGTGCCGGTGACGATGAACCAGCTGCCGAAGCTGGGGAGGGTGGACTCGCTGTTTTGGCGGGATTTTTCTTGCTCGCGGAGGAGGACTTGGAGGGCTTGGGCGGCGTCAACGAGGGTGACGCTGGCGGAGATGTAGGGGCCGGTTTGCTCGCCGGTGGGTGGGTCGGTGAACCAGCAGGCTAGGGAGTTGATGCTGAGGCCGTTGGCGTTGACCGTCAGGGCGATGGTGGTGCCGACCGTGCCAGTGACGAGGGTGTCTTGGTCGGTGATGCGGGTGTTGCGCCAGGCGTCGTAGGCGGCGACCAACTGCTGCCACTGGTACGGGGTAAGCAGGCCGCTGATCTGGAACGAGCGGGAGGTAAGGCCCGTGCGAGCCTCGCCCTCGTAGCCAAATGGCTGCGCGGTCAGTGTGGTCGAAGTGAAGGCGCCGAGAGTGACAGTCATTAGAAGGTGGATGCGGCAAGCAACTCTGAGGCTGCGCTGCCGGTGTAATTGTTGTTAATGTAGACGTTCCAGTCCTTTTGAGTTAGCAGAAACACTTGCTCGCTTAGTGTGTTTGTTGCTTGAGTATTGGCGTTTGTAATTTCAGCTTGTGCGTTAATAACTGTTGCTAGGGCTTGCTGAGTGCCTATGAGGTCAAGCGTTACTTGGCTCTCACTTTGGACGCTGTTGATGAAGTCGCGGATGGCTGCGTTGACGCCAGCGGTGGATCCGGTGAACTCGGGGGCGCGGGCGCCGGTGAGTTCGGTGAAGCGGGCTTGGGCTTCGCGGAATTGAGGGAGGAGGACGTCAAAATCAAAGTTGGCGCGTTGCTGGCGCTGTTGCGAGTTCAGGAAGCGGTTGAGGCCTTGGGGGTCGCTGCGGACGCGAGTAAATTCAACGACCGCACCACGCAGATTGTCGCGGAGCTGCTCTCCGGCTTCCTTGAGGGCGAGGGCGCCTTTTTCGAGTTCCAGGCGGGTTTGCTTGGCGGCGACCTTCTGTTCTTGGACGAGGCGGAAGGCCTCTTGTTCGCCGGCGTCGCCGCCGCGTTGCCGAGCAGCGTCAATCTGAGCACCGATCTCACGCTCCCGATCCTTAGCTGCGTCAATGCCCGCTTGAATATTTTGGGTGGTGGCCAAGGTATCGCGTGCCACGCCCCGCTCAGCCTTACTCAGCGCTTGGGTCGCTGTTACTTGTCTTGCGATGTTTTGCAGCTTGATGTTGTCCTGTGCTGCCTCTAGGCCCTTCTGAGCAGCGCGATCTTTATCTAATTGGTTAAGTTGTTGGGTAAGGCGGTACAGCTCTAAAGCAGCGTCCTGCTGAATTTTTACAGCTTTTGGATTTGCTGGGTCGTTGCGCTCCTTATCTGTAAGTTCTAAAAGTTTGCGGTTCCGTTCGTTGAGTACCTGCTGTTTTTGTAGCTCAAGTGATTGCCGCTCGTAGCCTTGGGTAGACGCATCTATCAGTTGGTAAGAGGTGGACAGAGATTTTTGATTTTGTACTTGTGCAAAAGCGATGCGAGCTGCGAGTTCTGCTCGCTGTTTTTCAATACCAAGGAGTTGTTGGGCTAGAGCAATTCCTGCCTGTAATCCTTTGTTTACGTCTTCGTTACTGGGAGGCAGAATGGCGCTTATACCGCCCCGTGCTTGTCGGGACGCTTCGGTTACCTGCTCTCGCCTAGCTTGAACTTGACGGAATTGATCGGGGCTCAGTTGCCCGACCAGTTGTTCAAAAGATACGCCTGTGGCTAGTCCACCTGTTGGCTGGGACAGGGTGCGAATTAGAGCAGCAAGAGGTCCCGCAACAAAACTGGCTAAAACTGTGCTGGCTTCGGACCAGGCTCTACTGATGGTGTCAACAGCATCGTTGTATTCCTTGGCGCCCTGCAGAGAGCCAAATGTACCTATCAAATCTCTTTGAATTACAGCGGCGGCTTCAGCGCCTCTGCCCGAATCAATCAGAGCTTGTGCGTAGCGTTCCAGCTCTTTTGAAGATAGTGATGCGTTTTGGACAAGGGTCTGGAAATTGGCGATTGGGTCGTCCAGAGCTTTAGCTAGTGCTCCTAACTTTTGGAGGGCTACGTCAAATTGGGAGCCGAGGGCGGTGCCGACGAGGGAGAGGCCGAAGCCGAATTGGCCGCCGATGGCGCCACCTGCTGCACCACCCGCTGCACCGCCGATACTGGCGCCGATGCCTTGGCCGAAGAGGAGCGGGAACGCGCCACCGATGATGGCGTTGCTGATGATGCCTTGCTGCTTCTGGGAGGCGGCTTTGACCTCGCGGGCCTGCTTGGCGAAATACTCCTTGGGGAAGCTGGGGAAGATAGAGTCAAGGAAGGCGGGCGAGCCAGGGAACGCTTTGCCTCCGCGGACGGGTGCAGCATTCAGAGCGCCGATACGGCGCCCTTCGGCTTGGGTAGATTTTTCAGCAGCGCGAGCGGAGCGTTCGCGTGCAGCGGTAAGACGTTCTTCTGCGCGGACGGCGGCGGGAGAGCCGGCAATATTGGCTGCACCGCCAATCGGAGATCGAGCGCCACCCTGGCGGGCAAGGAAAGCAAGGTCAGCTGGGGAGCCTGTAAGACCTACCCGACCACGAAGAGGTTCCGAAGGACCACCCCGACGTGCCTGACGATCCAGTTCGCGGTTCTGGTCGCGGATGACGCGCAGTTTGTCGCGTTCTTTGCGGAGAGTGAAATCAAGTGAATCGGCGATTCTGTTGAAGCTGCCGAACTGGCGATTGGCTTGGGCAGTGGTGGCTTCGCCAAGCTGGGTGCGCAGTTTTGCAGTGTTGATTCCTGCGGCTTCTAGGCTGCGGATCTGCTGGTCTAGGCCGTAGCGGCGCTTTTGTGCATTGGTTAAAGCGTCAATGGATTCCCTAGCGCCTCCTTGCCTAGCGCCTATACGAGCGGCTTGGCTTTCGGCACGCTGAGTCTGCTCAGTTAGGCGCAGCTTTCGCTCAGCCAAGGTGATTTCCCTAGCAAGCACTCGTCCGGTCTGCCTAAAAGTGCCAAACTGGCGGCTGCTTTGTGCTTCGGTTAGTTGGCCAAGTCGATACCTGAGCCGGCTTACATCAACGCCTCTTTCTTCTAGAGTTTCTATGCGTTGACTGAGTCTGAAGCGACGTTCCTGTGCCTTCTCTAAAGCACGCACATCCTCACGCGCTCCACCGAACCTAGCTCCCCTGCCTGTCACTAAACTCTGCTTGCTTTCTGCTGCCGCAGCCGCAGATGCTTGCTGTTTGAGTTGAGCTGTCAGCAGCGTAGCAACACGTAACCTTCCTTCTTCAAGCCTTACTGTGTTGGAAAGTTGAGCTGTTATTTGACGTACAGTTCCAAAACTACGCTGCTCGTTAGCGGATATAGCACTGGTTAGCCGAGCCCTTAACTGGGTAACGTCTACTCCTTTTGCTTGGAGTATATTTATTCTGTTCTGTAAACCAACAATGCGACTGTTGGCTTTTTCTACTGCATCAGTAGATTCGCGTGCTCCGCCTTTTGCCGAAGTTCTGGTTGATGCTAGTTTTGCTGTTCTTTGTACGTCCTGCTTTAGAAGATTTAACGCATCTCTAGCGGGTTTGTCATCTACGGTAATTCTTAGGACGGCTGTGCCGAGATTTTCCTCTGCCACGGGGGATGTCGGTGCCGCCTATACCCTAGGTTGCCTGAGGAAAACTAGGTGTGTAGGCGTACCAGCGATCTGTGGCAACTGCGCTGGCTGCACTGGATAATGCGACGGTCACGTTCACGGTGACGGCGTCTGGGACGACCGTGGATGCGGACACCGGGAACGTGGTGCCGAACACGACGACGGTCCAGGTGAGTGCCTACCTCAAGGGCGAGAGCGTCAACGAGGTGGTGTATCCCGGCGTGAATCAGGTGACGACGCTGTTTGAGGGGTATGTGACGAGCACCAGCGGGTTGGATGCGCGGGTGGTGGCTGGGACGACCGGTCAACTGACGTTTGCAGGGCAAACGTCTGTTGACTGCGAGGTGTTGGAAGCGCGGCTGCCGTATGGGACCAGTGGGTTGCTGGGGGGTACGCTGGCCTCGGCGCTGGGGCCCAAGATTCGGCTGGTGTCGCGGAAGCAGACCTGATGGCGCGGGTATCGTTCCAGCTGAAAGAGTGGAACGCCGACAAGCTGCTGGCGAAGAGTGAACGGGTGCTGGAGCAGCTGGGGCCGATTTACGAGGCTGAGGCAGACAGGCAGATAGCTTCTGTGAAGTGGGCCTGGCCCGTGCCAGTGCTTAGATTTCAGAGCTTGTTGATGGGTGGTACGCCGGGGCCTAGAGGAGGTGTGGTTGTGAACGCCGGCCGTAGGGACATTGTGGATACGGGACAACTTATGGATTCAAGGAAGACGCAGTTACAGGGGAAATCGTTGTCGATTACGTGGCAGGCGCCGTATGCGATGAACGTCATCAAGGGATCGTATGGGCCGTATGTGAACCCGGCAGGCGACAGGGTTTTGCCGCAGCAGATTGCGCGGAACTGGATTGATGCGACGTACCAGGCGTTGCCGGCGATGAAGACGTTTGCGGAGAAGTGGCGGGTTACGAAGTGAGGCAATAAAAAACCCCGCTGGTGGGCGGGGTGGGTGGGGGACTGGCTGATTGTGCCGTTATCAGGAGACGGTGGCAACGGTGAAGGTGGGGGCCACATCTGGGGAGGCGCCGCCGACGGAGGCGAGGGCGACGGTGAGGATGTCGCCGACCTTGTAGTTGGTGCCGCCGGCCACGATGGTGGGGGCTGCGCTGACGGTGCCGCCGCCGGCGACGATGATGTCAGCGGTGGCACCCTTGCCGGAGCCGATGCCGGCTGCGGGGTTGCTGGAGAGCAGGGTCACGCCGCTGTAGGTGGCGGGGGTGAGGCCCGAACCAGCGGTGGTGACCGTCAGGGTGGCGATGGGGTTGCCTTGGGGGTAGAAGTAGTAGACGCCGTAGCCGGTGAGGGTGAAGGAGACCTTGGCGATGTTGCCGGCGGTGATGTCCTCGGAGAAGTCGCCGATTTGGGCGAGGCCGGAGTGGACTTCGGGGTTGTCGCCGGAGGCGTCGGTCACCGGGGTTTCCCGATACCACTCAAGGATCGTGCCATCGGCGGCTTTGAGGGCGGCCTTCTTGAGGATCTCGTAGCCACCGTCGGTGACGTCGAGGTTCATCGAGCAGGGGATGCTGTAGCTCTGGCTCGTGATGAGGTTGGCCTGGAAGCCTTGCTCGGAGTCGTAGTCGATGACCGAGGTGGACTCGGAGGTGCCCTGGATGCCGGTGTTGTCCAGCGACAGGATGCGGGTCATTCCAGCCGACGAGGTCGGGATGGAGCTGGCGCTGCTACCGAGCTTGACGTAGAGCTTGTAGCCGAGGCTAGCGAAAAAACTTCCCGTCGCCATAGTCTGCTAGCCTAGGTGGCTCTAAGAGATCTAAACCTAGATTACCGGGGCTTGACCTGCCAGCGTCGTGGTCTGCGGTTGTTCGCTTGTGTTGTGTAGTCGGCCCACCGACAGTTTCCGGGCTCGTAGTTCCCGTCGTTGTCAATACGATCAAGAGTCAACCCCTCAGGACACTCTCCCATGTCATCTAAAAATGCCTCAAAACTTTCAAGCCATTCAGAGCAGCAACTGATACCACGTCCTAGGTAATATTCGGTGTAAGGATTATTCGGGTTACTTACTCTCTGTTTCATGTTTGTCCATATCTGGTATGTACGACTCACACCTGTAGACGAGCGGGCGTGGCCATGACTTAAGTTCAGAGCACCGGCAACTTCCTGTTTAATACAGCCACAGCTGTGGACACTCCAGCCAAGATTGGAGCTTTTTAGCTCAACACGGTTTCCGCAGGCACACTGACAAAGCCAAATAGCTTGCTTACCTACGTTACCTGTCTGCTCTAATAAGGTAAGCCGTCCGATAACGTCCCCCGGCTTTTTCTTGTAAGAACACCCGCAACTGGTACTCTTTCCGTTTTTAAGGTTTCGTGAAGCCACCTCGCGTTCAATGCCGCAGTCGCATCGACAGAGCCATCGGTAACCGGGCCGTGGTTCTAGGGCGATCCAACTCCCGAAGCACTGGCCTGTGAGGTCTATAGTCTTTGGCATCACCTGGCGGTTGCGGGTGGTCACGCTCCAGGGGCGGCAACCCGCTGGGGCACTCCTATCCTACAGGTCCGATTCCTCTAGCAGTTCCATCGGGGTGGGGCGGGGGCAGAGGTGGAGGTTGAAGTCTTTGGTTTCGTGGTCGATGGATTCGGTGGCGGTGAGGGCGAGCTTGAGTTTTTCCTCGGTGGTGTTGAGGGCGGCGATGACTTCGGCGCGGGTTTTGCCGTCGCGGAGCATGTAGCGGGCTTGCTGACCGAGGGTTCTGACTGCCGCTGGTGCTTTGATCTCCCAGTTGTGGTCGCGGATGAAGTGGCGGATTTCGCCTTCGGAGAAGACGGTTAGGAGGGTGGAGAAGGTGCCCTTGGCGGGGTTCCAGGCGCGGCAGGTTTTGATGAAGGCGATGTCGATGCTGCTGTAAATGTCCTCCTTGCGGAGGAAGCGATATTTGCGGCACATCTTGCGGCCCATCAGTGCGATCAGGCCGCCGTGTTGGCGGTAGAGCGCTCCAACGCTGCGCTGCTCCTCGCGGGTGAGCGGGGTGGCGAGGTAGCCCGTGCGGGCCCGCTTGGGTTTTGGTGGACTTGCTGTGGCCATAGTCACAGCCTACAGGCTGTACTTAGGGCCTGTAGTTTGCCACTGCTGGTACTAGCTGCGGACGCGGGCCATGATTTTGCCCGTGCCACCGGGGATGGTGCTGGTGGTGAGGCAGCCGAGGATGGTGGCGAGGTGGGGGAGGGCGGAGAGGGGGCTCACCACGGCCTGGGAGGCGGAGGAGACGTCGGTGCGCCACTCCAGCTCCATGACGTCGAGCTTGAGGCGTGCCAGGTCGCGGTTGGGGACGCCTGGGACGATCTCGGCGGCGCTGCCGGTGCTGCTTTGGAGGAGGGTGGGGGTGGTGAGGAGGGCGTTGGCGAGGTCGAAGGTGCTGTACTGGACTTGCTCGGGGATGATGTTGTCGGCGTATTCGACGCCGTCGCATTCCACGTCGGAGCGGGGCCAGTCCAGCGCCTGGGTCGTGCTGGCGCGACTGCCGATCCAGACGAGGGTGTCGAGGCCGCGGGTGGAGGTGATGAGGGCCCGTGTTTTTTGGTCGGTGGTGGCGGTGGTCCAGGCCAGCGTGCCAAGCATCGTCTCGGCGATGGTGTCGGCCGCGGCGATGGTGAGGTAGCTGTTTGCCGTGGCCGATCCAACGGTTGCGGTGATGGATGCCGGCATGTTGCTGTACCTCTACCTAGTTTTCCGGTGGGTTACTTGCGCTTGCGCTAGCGGCCTTGACCGCGGTACGGTTTTTTGCCGGCCTTGGGGCGGCTGCCCCGGCCGGCGCCTTGGGTGGTTTTGTGGTGGACCGGGTCTTTGCGCTGCGTACCAGCGAGGCCGGATTTGGCTTTGACCGCCATGGGTTAGATGCGGTAGGCGAGGACTTTGCCGCTGGTGAGTTTGACGGCGGTGAAGATGCCGTAGATGGTGGTGCCGACCGGGATGGGCAGGGAGGTCAGGGTTCCGGTGATGTCGTCGCTGACGGTTCCGCTGGCGAGGACGGTGGCTTCGAGCGCTTGGATCGCACCGAACTTACCGGAGACGGTGGTGGTGTCGGCGATGTAGACGGCGCCGAGGAATTCGCTGCGTTCCATGGGGTGGTGGAGGTGGGGGCGGCAGCGGGGGGCTGCGGGGACGTGGAAAGGGAGGCCGCTAGTGCAGCCTCCTGTTCACGTAGGCGCCGGAAGGCGAAGAGACCCAAGGGTTACTTCCGGTAGACGGTGAAGGCCGGCGTGCCAACGGCAGTGCAGACGAACACGTAGGAGGCGCTGGTGGCAGCGGCCACGGTGGCCATGCCGGCGACGCCGCCAAGGGTGATGCCGGTGGCACCAGCCGTGAAGGTGATCGCGTGGGTGGCGGCGGCCACGTTGACGACAGTCAGCTCGAAGCTGGTGCCGATTTCGAGGGCGTTGCCGATGGCGGTCTTGAGGGCTGCACCAGTGGGGGTGGTGAGGGCCCGTCCGGCGGAGGGGGTCATTGTGACGACGCCGTTGATCGCCTCGGCGGCGGTCAGGCTGGTGGCTTCGTCAGCGGCGGCGGTGACAGATTTTTTGGTCAGCAGATTTTCGACCACCGCTTGGTCGGAAGTCAGCTCGAAAATCGAGGATGGCATTGGTGCGTACCAGGGGATTGGAAGAAGGTGCCCCCGCTACTGGGCGGGGGCTGTTACGTCGAGGGCGTTAGCCCGAGACTCAGTCGAAGGAGCTGGTGACCGTGAGGCGGACGATGCCGATGTTCTCGGTCTCGAACACCTTCTCCCAGTTGCCGGCGGTGGCCAGGTCTGCCTGCTCCGGGTTGGCCGCGCCGATGTAGCGGGCGCCCAGGGGGTGGTAGACGTTGTGCCAATCGACCGACATGGCGTCGGACTTGGCCAGGATGTCGCGGTCCACTTCGGAGCGGAGGGCGGCTTGTTGGCCGGTGCCGACTGCGCCGGAGGCCATCACGTAGCAGGCGTACTTCGTGGTTGCGCCGGTGCCCGAGGTGGGGACGTCCTTGCTGCGGATCACGCGCATACCCATGTAGAAGGGGATTTGCGTGTTGTTGGTGTAGGCAGCAGCCACAGAACCGCCGAAGGCGTTCAGGGCGGTGATCGAGCCAGCGGCGATGCTGGAGGCGGTCACGCGGGCGTCGGTGGCGGTCACGTAGTCGATGGCCTTGCGCTCCTTGAGGTCTGCGTAGACCAGGGGGTGCATGACGATGGCGGCCAGCTTGTCGGAGTCCTCGTTGAGGAGGGCTTCGGCGGCGGCGATTTGGCGGGGGCCGAGGTTGGTTTCGCCCGAGCCAGCGGCGTCAACCGACAGGGCGGCGAAGGCGGCGCCAGAGTTGCTGGTGCCCAGATTGCCGAAGACCCCTTTCAGGGTGGCGATCATGTCCTTCTGCTGTTGGTTGGCGATGTAGTCGGCCACCTTGGCACCGATGGCGCCCATGGGGTCCGAACCAGCGGCCAGGCGGGCCAGGTCGCGGGATTCCCATGCGCGGCCGCGGTGGAGGACCACGCCGACTTGCTTGTCTGCGGTGATCTTGCCGGGGGTCAGGCTGGTGCTGTCGGTCAGGCGCTCGGCGTCGCCGGACAGGTCAGCTTTCCAGTTGGGGATGTTGACTTTGTCGCCGCCTTCGGTGACGTTGAGGGCGTCGAGGGCAGAGACCACGCCGGAGGTCAGGAAGCTGTTCCGGACCGTGGTGGCCTCGATGAGGTACGGCGTAAAAATCTCGGGGATAATTACGTCGCTGCGGACGGTAGCCATGGCTGGGGATCAGTAAGGGGGTGAGGGCGTACCGCTCAGCCTCGGGAGGCCTCGGCTTTGTAGCGGTCGTGGGTGGCGCGGTCCTCGCGGTAGAGGCGGCCGATCTCGGTCAGGTTGATGGGGCTGCTCAGGAACGGGTTGTTGCCTGAGGCGGCGGATACGGGGGCGGCGGGGGAGGATCCCATGCCCTTCGCTCCAGTGGGGGCGAAGTGGTGGTCCCAGCCGGACTCTGGGGCGCGGAGGCGTGCCAGGTGGTCGGAGAGGGGGATCTCGATGCCGCCGGAGATGACTGCGGGTTTTCCGTCGACCTCGCGGAGGTCGGAGGAGATGAGGGCTAGGAGTTGGTCCGGCCTGAGGGCCTTGGAGGCGGTGATCTCTTGGATTGCGCGGGACCGGAGGGTCTCGCTGGCTCGGGCTTGGCGCTCGGCGTCAAGTTGAGCGTGCAGGTCAGAGATTTGGCGTTCCAGGGTCAGGTTGGTTTCCTTGGCGTCCTCCCACAGTTTTTTGTATTCGCCGGATTGCTCCAGTTGGGTGGTCTGACCGGATTTGAGCTGGGCCTGCGTCGCTCGGAGGTTCTCTTCTAGGTCCTGGAGTTTGCGGTTGAGTTCGGCGTTTTTCTCGCCGGCTCGGCGCTTGTCTTCGGAGACGAGGTCTAGCTTTGCTTTGAGGCGTGCCAGGTCCTCGGAGGAGGGGGTGCTCTGAGCGTCGGGTGAGGGCGTCGCGGACGCACTCTGCTCCTCCACGGGAGGAGCCCCGTTGACTGATTCAGTCACGCGGGTAAGTGAGGGTACACTCCTAGATTACCGCGTTTAAGTAATAGTTAGGAGAATAAAGGTATAGCGATGCAGCGGCAGAGAGGGTGCCGGGGAGGCGGTGCTGGCACGAAATCTTCGAGGTTTTCGACCACTGTGCCGTTGAGGGCGACGCACAGGGGGCAGGTTTTGGGGTCAAGGATGGCGTTCCAGCGCCAGCCGGTGAGGGAGCGGTTGGAGGCGGTGGCGGCGGCCTGCTGAATTGGCACCACTAAGGACCAGAGGGTCGCGGATGTGATGGCCTTGGTGCGGGCGATCCAGGCGTTGGCGACGTCGCCTTTGCGGAGGGCGGGGCGGGCTTCGCCCGCAACGGTGCGGGTGGAGATGACTGAGGCGGCGATTGCTGGGGTTGGGCGGTCGGTGAGGAAGGCGGGGAGGACGGTGTTTTCGAGGAGTTTGAGGAGTTGGGAGGCGTAGGGGGAGGCGTTGGTGGCGGCGGTGGGGCTGAAGAGGGTGCGGAGGGTCGTGCCAGCGGTGGGGGTGGTGATGAGGG